ATAAATCTTTGCTTTACAAAAACTAATCCTCCCTTATGATCTCTAACTGGCATTGTTATTGTATCGTGTGTGGGATTATACCCATATTCGTAAAAAAGTATAGTGCTTAATTCAAATTTTCTTTGGAATAAATAATCGCAGGTATATCTGTAGTTGTCCAAAATACTTTCATCCATATAAGAATAAGGTAAAGAGTCTTTACGCTCCCTATCACAGTTTAGATGTATAGTAGGCCTCTCTTCAATTGCCATAGTATTATATTTTTGTAGTATATACCTTCTTCCATAATTCCTGTCAGTACTACCAAGGCAATAAGATACAAACTCAAAGAAATCGGCAGTATATCCACAAGTAAAACAATGAACTGTTCCTGCCTGATACTGTTTTCCATTTCTTATTACAGTGGTTTTACTTATCCCACAACTAGGGTCTCGCTCCTGTCCATTTTTGTGAATAGGGCAAGTAATTAAAATATCTTTAGTATGATCCTTAATTTTAACATCTTTTAATAAATTTATCCCCTGATTGTGTAACTCCGCTTGAAGATCAAGAACCATAGTATCCATATTAGCTAAAATAACTAGACCATCAATTGTAACCATTAATTAATTCCTTTCTATAGTGGTATACAAAATTTCTTCTAATCCTTTTTCTTTATTCCATACAAAAGTCTGTGAACAAGCTATAGCACCTGTGTATCCAGATTCGAAATGCCAAGCATCAGTAGCTGTAATAGATGACAAATTTCTTATTTTAATACCATTAACTTCTCTCACTTGCTCGCTATGAAGGTGAGCTCCATGCCATTCTCTATATTTAGTTCTTCCCCAAGCCTGAGGTTGTTCTACTTGCATGTTACCTTCAATTCTTTTCTTTTCTTTGTCTAAATGAGTAAACCCAATTAGATTCTTCCCAAACTCAACATACTTACGTGTCATTGGATTTGAATCTACTGTTATGTTTGGGTTATTTCTAAACCACCCCCAAACAAAATGTGTTAAAAAGAATGATGTAAGACTATCGTGATTTCCTGGAACTAAAAATGCAAACACTGGACTTTTTAACTCGTGGTGCAACAAATCTATAGCTTTTACTATAAGCTCTGTTCCTACATAATACATTTTATGCAAACGACTATCGTTATCTTGAATAGTACCTTTTGTTGTGGTTCCTAGCATGTTATCGAAATTAAAAAAATCGTTACCGATAGGAAATATTATTTTCTCCCATTTCTTATCGTAAGTTCTTTGAATTACATCGTAAATAACTTGCATGAAGCGACTCTCTGCAATTTTCCTGTCGTAATTTTCACCTGTTTCCGGAGCCCAAGCCATTTTACTAAGATGTAAATCTACTATTGAAACTTCTAACATACGATCGCTTTTTGTATCTACTAGTTTCTTAACATGAGGGCGTTTGTACGTTTTTGCTAAATTCTCGAAATAATCTTCTATGCCGGCGGCGAGTTTTTGCATTGCATAATCCTTTTTACGATACATATCTAACTCTCGTTTCATAGAATCTATTTCTTTTTGTTGTAACGTTAAAAAATATTTTTCTTTCTTTTGCTCCAGAGTAAATTCAGCAAGTTGTTCTGGAGTATAAGTATTCATCTCTTCGTCAGTAAACGGAACATCGTCATGCGTAATTCTAAAAGCAGTTTTTATAACCACAAGATCAGCTCTAGGGATATTTAATTTCCTTGCACATTGATTAAGGGTTAAATAACCAGGTCCGCAGTATAATCGTTTAAACTGAGTTAATTTCTCTTTTGTAATTTTTATAGAACCTGTTCCACCTTTACGATGTATTATAAAATAGTCATCGTGTTCTTCAATTGGCGGTGTATCTTCCTCAAAACCAAATTTTTCGCCAGAGCATTTACCATACCTGTTTTTTATACCACGAGTAGCTTGAACATACCTACGTACTTCATCAGCTTCCAAATTTAAACCAAATTCCCGGTTTAAAATTTTAGCCATGTCGGTATACTTTAGTCCATTTCGTTCTTTTGATAATTTAATCGCTCGTTCTTTCCAAGACATATTAATAACCCCCAAAATATACACTACTATACAATGTATACAATTCTTGAATTTACAATATATTTACAACAGGCTAAAATAGCCCGTCGTTAAGTTCTTGCGTATCCATTGGCTTAAATATACCAAAGTTTATGTTCCAAGTATAAAAGAATTCCTTACCTTTAGTTCCATACCTATTTTTCTTAATAACTGCCTTTGCTCCATTTGCAATCTGCATAAATGAAATAACACGTGTCGCATTTTGCATAATTGCGTCAGACCCAAAAGAGTCTTCTATTTGTGGACTAGCATTTGGATCTTTCTTTTTTGCATCCGCTGATTTTCTATTAGCTTGATGAACTGATAAAATCGGTATTTGATACTCTTCCGTAAATCTAGCTAAATCCTCACTTATATTAGCATAACGTATTCTTTCTTCTCGCCCGTTACGATCGTCGCTCATAAGCGACAATTGGTCTAAACCCCATATATCAAAAGCATGCCGATCTTGTAAAACTCTCATTGTATTAACAGAACACTTACCTAAGTCTTTTTGAGTAAAAACTCTAAACTCTGGAAGATCCCCTTTTATTAGGGCATTTATATATTCTCGATACTCTTTCATAGTTTTTGGTCCAACTTCGGGTACTTCAAGAGATCCTAAATCGGGATTACCACCAATAAGCTGAGAATTACCAAAATGTTTATACATTGTATCAAACCTAAACCCTAGTAATAAATGACTCATTTCTCCAGAGTAACATCCAACTTTTTTACCTTGTAAAACTGCTTGAATTAAATAGTACATTAACAACCACGATTTTCCTTCGTTAGTACGAGCTAAGACAACTACTAAATCTTCTGGAAGCCATCCATGCAACGTCTCGTCCATTCTTTTATCCCCAGTGCTAATTCCTATAAGCCCATTAACCTCTATACGTTTAATATAATCTTCTAATCTTTCTCCAGCCTGACGAATTAAATCTTTACCGCTCCCAATAGTTTTATTTGCAAATCTAGAAAGTTCTATCATCGACTGTCTAGTATACTCAATAGCTTCGAAACTATCTACTTTTGATTTTTCAGCACTTTTCTGTAATTCCTCAATAAACATCGAATAACACTTTTGCTCTAAAAGTGTACGATACAAAGTATTTGGTGTTTGGGGTGGTTGGAATAAAGGAAACTCAGGAAACTGTGCTAAAAACGAAACTTTATCTGGAACGCACCCCTTACCGTCTAATAGTTTCGTTTGCTGATAATGATTAATTATATAATTAAACTCTTGCTCGTAACCAGGAAAATATGTTTCGTCAATATTGTGTTCGAGTACTAACGAGATATCCTCGTAATGAAGCATATAATTTAAAAACTGAACTGCCACAGTATTACTTGCTATTTCTTTCGACATTAGAATTCAAGCCCCCTTTTCGAAATCCCTCGAAATTGTAAAATATACGAGTCTCGAATTCTATCTGTAATCCTATCATGTAAATTCTCGCTAAGAGTTCGCATACTACAATTACTAGTATATATTGTAGCTCGATTATTACTATATCGCTCGTCTATTATATTTAATAGTCGCTCCCTTACCCAATCAGAAGGTTTTTCCGCTCCTATATCGTCTATAATAAGAAGCGGAACTTCTTCTACTAGCTTCATCTTGTACGCAAAATCTGGAGTTGGGTTATTAAACTGTTGTCGTATCTCTTCTAAAAATTTTGCAGTTTTTATGAAGTAAACTACTGGGTCTAAACTCTTAAGAGCTTTAGCTTGTTCTCGTATATATTTCCCTGCTATCATGCAGGCAGTAGTTGTTTTTCCATTGCCTTTATTTTCACCCCATAGTAATAAGTTATGTCCATTTTCAACCCAATTACTTACATTTCCATCTATTAACTTTTTAATCCACTTCATAGTTTCTATATCCATAGGGTCTATTTTTAATGTTTCGGGTTCGTATTGATATCTTATGGGTATATTAC